ATGGACGGTATGACATTGTTTTTCGTATTGGCCGGCGCGCTGAGCGTGTCCGTGCAGTTCATGCACCTGATCGACCGGCTGGAAGGGCGGCGGTGATCGGTGGAGACGTATCTTGAATTTCTCCGCTCCAAGATCGTGCTGGCCAGTGAGACAGGCTTTACGTTGCCGCCGGAGGAGATCAACCCGGCGCTGAAGCCGCACCAGCGGGACGCTGTTTTATGGGCACTGCGGGGCGGCAGGCGGGCGCTGTTTGAGAGCTTCGGCCTTGGCAAGACTGTGCAGGAGCTGGAGTTCTGCCATCAGGCGGTGCGCCATGAGGGCGGCAAGGCCCTGATCGTGCTGCCGCTGGGCGTGCGGCAGGAGTTCACCCGGGACGCGGTGGAGCTGCTGCATTACGCGGCGCCGGAGTACATCACCACCATGGCGGAGGCGGACAGCGCCGCCGGAGATATCTTAATGACCAACTATGAGCGGGTGCGGGACGGGGACATTGACCCCACGCGGTTCACGGCCGTGGCGCTGGATGAAGCGTCGGTGCTGCGCTCGTTCGGCAGCAAGACCTACCAGACGTTCCTGCCGAAATTTCAGGGCGTAAAGTACAAGCTGGTTTCCACGGCTACCCCATCGCCCAACCGGTACAAGGAGCTGATCCACTACGCCGGGTACCTTGAGATCATGGACACGGGACAGGCTCTGACACGGTTTTTCCAGCGGGACAGCACCAAGGCCAACAACCTGACGCTGTACCCCCACAAGGAGGATGAGTTCTGGCTGTGGGTGTCCAGCTGGGCGCTGTTTATCGGGAAGCCCTCTGACCTAGGCTATGACGACACCGGCTATGCGCTGCCGCCGCTGGATGTGCGGACACACATTGTGCGGGGCCGGTACGGCGAGGACGCTGACCGGGACGGCCAATTCAAGCTGATGCACGACGCGGCGGTATCGCTGGCGGAAGCGTCACGGGAGAAGCGGGAGAGCATTGACGAGCGTGTGGCCGTGGCGAAAGAGATCGTGGACAGTGACCCGGAAGCGCACTTTATCCTGTGGCACGATCTGGAGGCAGAGCGCCACGCCGTCTGCAAGGCTCTGCCGGACACCGTGGACATCTACGGCAGCATGGATTATGCCGAACGGGAGAAGCGGGTGATCGACTTCTCGGAGGGCCGCTGCCGGCTGTTTGCCACCAAAAAGAGCCTGAGCGGCAGCGGGTGCAACTTCCAGCGCCATTGCCACAGGGCGATTTTCGTCGGTATCGACTATGAATTTAACGATTTCATTCAGGCGGTACACCGCATTTACCGCTTCCTTCAAACGGAGCAGGTGGTGATCGACATTATTTACACGGCGGCGGAAGACCCCATTTACCGTGTGCTGATGGAGAAATGGAAGCAGCACGAGTACCTGCAAGGCAAGATGCGGGAGATCGTGCAGAAATACGGCCTGAGCGGTTCTGTGCAGACGGAGCGCATGGCCAGAAGTATAGGAGTGGAGCGCGTGGAAGTGAAAGGCAAAAATTACACGCTGGTGAATAACGACTGCGTGGAGGAAACGGCACGGATGGCCGAAAACAGCGTGGACATGATTCTGACCTCCATCCCGTTTTCCAACCACTACGAATACACCCCCAGCTATAACGACTTCGGCCACAACGAGGATACCCGCCGGTTCTTTGAGCAGATGGACTATCTCAGCCCTAACCTGCTGCGGGTGCTGAAGCCGGGTCGCGTGTTCTGCTGCCACGTCAAGGATCGGGTGCTGTTCGGCAATGCCACCGGCATGGGAATGCCCACCATGGAGCCGTTCCATGCCATGTGCATCCGGCACTATATGCAGCACGGCTTTGCCTACTTCGGCATGATTACGGTGGTCACGGATGTGGTGCGGGAGAACAACCAGACGTACCGGCTGGGCTGGACGGAGCAGTGCAAGGACGGTTCCAAGATGGGCGTAGGCTGCCCGGAATACATTCTTTTGTTCCGGAAGCTGCCCACCGACCGGAGCAAAGCCTACGCCGATGAGCCGGTACATAAGACCAAAGAGGAATACACTCGCGCCCAGTGGCAGATAGACGCTCACGGGTACTGGCGCTCCTCCGGCGACCGGCTGGTGACGAAAGAGGAGATCATGGCCATGGACACCGGCAAGATCCAGGCGGCCTACCGCAAGTACAGCCGGGACACGGTGTATGACTACGCCGAACACGTCCGCATGGCAAAGGAGCTGGACGAAAACGGGAAACTGCCCGCCACCTTCATGGTGGTGGCTCCCGGAAGCTGGACGGATGAGGTATGGGACGATATCAACCGAATGCGTACCCTGAACACCACCCAGAGCCAGCGCCGCCAGCAGCTCCACGTCTGCCCTCTCCAGCTGGATATCGTAGACCGCTGCATCAACCGGTACAGCAACCCCGGCGACCTTGTGTATGATCCCTTCGGCGGGATCGGCACGGTGCCGCTGGAGGCGGTAAAGGCAGGGCGGAAGGGTCTTGCCTGTGAACTGAACAACGGATATTTCCGTGACGCTGTGGGCTACCTTCAGGAGTTTGAGCGGGAGGACATGAACATTTCCCTGTTCGACCTGATGGGGGAGGTGTCGGGATGAGCACGAAGCGGAAGGTCGTGGACAAGCGGCTGACGCTGTTCCGCACCTGCGGCGTTTGCGGAAAGAGCTTCGTTACTACGGCGGATACGCCGTGGGTACGTCAGGTGCCGCGAGACGGGAAACGGCAGGCCACCACCTACTACTGCTCCACAACCTGTTATCAGGCCAGCTACAAGTACAAGGGGTGGTATGACGGGAAAACCGAGGAGCGCCGCCGGGAGCGGGAGAAAAAGCGCCCTGACCGGTCGGCCTATATGGCCAAGTGGCGGGCTGAACACCGCGACCACATTCGGGAGTACAACCGTGAACGAGAGCGGCAGTACAGGCTTACAGATCCAGAGGGCTGGCGGGCAGACAAGCGATACCAAAAGAAAAAGAGCCGCCTGAAAGCGAAACAGGAGGTGGTGGTATGAGCGTGATGCAGGAGTACCCGGTGACACCGCAAAGCCCCTGTACGCCGGACTGCCCGGACAGGAGTGGCGACTGCATGCTGCACTGCCCTCACGGGTACGCCGAGTATCGGGCGGCGCGGGATAAGGTGTATGCCGCACGGGCCGCAGCCGCTGAGACTTCACGGATCGCCAGCGCCGGAAAGCGGCAGGCTTCCGTGAAGAAGGCCCAGATGGCTCACAGACACAAGAGATGATTTTGCGGGCAACGCCCGCTGAAAAGGAGGAATTATTTTGCAGATCGAAAACCGAGAAGAGGTCCAGCGGTCTATCTTGCAGATGTGCCGGGGCGCCTTTCAGGAGCGCGTGGACTACGAAATGCCGCACCTGATGGAGAACATCTTCGACCCCAACACAGCCGCCAAGGCAAAGCGCAAAGTGACCATCACGCTGGAGCTTTGCCCCGACGACACCCGCCAGAACATCGTGGTCAACTGTCTGGTCAAGACGACGCTGGCCCCGTCCAACCCCGCCACCACGATGCTGTACGCCGTGGACGAGCATACGGTGGTGGAGATGGTGCCGCAGATTCCCGGCCAGATTGCCGTTGACGGCAGCGAACAGGAAGCACCGGCCCGCTTGAAGCTGGTCAATTTTGAATAAAAAAGGAGAAAGAATCATGTTGAAGGAAGCCATTGAAAAGATCGAGGAACTGGCAAAGCCGGAAATCTACAAAGATGCACTCGGAAAGGCATATGTGGTAGACAAGGACGGCGAGGCGCGGGAGATCATCCCGGAGGCGGTCTATCAGAGCTGCCTGTCTCTGAACAGTCTGGACGCGCTGGTGCAGATGGTCAGGACGGAGGGCGTCAGCGTTGATCGCTGTGCGGACAAGCTGTATCTGTCCGTGAAGGATCACATGACCGTGGCCTGCTTTGGCCATCCGCAGAAGGACTTGCGGGAGGAGCGTATTTTCTACTACGAGGCGCAGGCAAAGGACGTTCCCGGCTGGGACGGCGAGGTGAAGATGGCCTTTGACAAGGCGGCTGTGGCCTTGCAGACCCGCTTTCAGGATGGCGGCGACCGAGATTACACGCTGACGCTGCTGAGCCAGATCACTTGCGGCGCGAAGGTCACATACAACGACATTGGCGTGGCAACGACGGTGGTCACGCAGAAGGGCGTTTCGCTCCAGCAGAACAGCACGATCCGCCCGCTGGTGAAGCTGCGGCCTTACCGTACCTTCCAAGAGGTGGAGCAGCCGGAGGGCCTGTTCCTGATCCGCATTGACGAGCGGGGCATTACCTTTACCGAGGCGGACGGCGGCATGTGGAAGCTGGCGGCCCGCAAGACCATCAAGGCATATCTGGAGGAAGCGCTGAAGGACATGATCGACGACGGCAGTGTGGTCGTGATGATGTAAGTAAAAAAAGCCCCGGCGGAGAAAGGCACTCCGTCGGGGCGGGACTGGCACAAGCCAATCTAAGCTATCCCCATGATAGGGGAGAAAGTGAGTTTTGTCAATGAAAACAACAAAAATCGTGATCAAGAACATGTTCGGAATCCGGGATATGTCGCTGGATGGCGGCTCTGTGGAGATTTCCGGCCCCAAGGGCAGCGGGAAAACCTCGGTGTTGGATTCCATCCGGTATGCCCTGACCAACCGCTCTGACCGGGATTATGTCGTACATAAAGGCGCAGACGAGGGCGAGATCATTATTGAGACGGACACCGGCCTTTCCGTTGACCGCAAGGCCATGAGCGCCAAGTCTGCCGGAACGGTGAAGGTGCGGGACGGCTCCATGCTTCAGACACGGCCGGCGGAGTTCCTGTCGAAGATCTTCACGCCGCTCCAGCTGAATCCGGTGGAGTTCACCCAACTGTCCCGGCAGGAGAAAAACCGTGTGATCCTCTCGCTGATCGAATTTCCGTGGGACACCAACTGGATCATGGAGCAGTTCGGCGAGATCCCGCAGGGCGTGGACTACTCGAAGCACATCCTTGAGGTGCTGGCGGATATTCAGGCGGAGAACGGCATTTACTACCAGTCCCGCCAGAACCTGAACCGGGACATCCGCAACAAGCAGGCATTCATCGCCGACATTGCCAGAGATATCCCGTCCGGCTATGACTTTGACCGCTGGGACAGCTACCCTGTCGGCGAAAAGTACCGTGAGCTGGAGCGCCTGAAGGATCGGAACAGCCGCATTGAGCGGGCCAAGACCTTCCGGGACAGCTATGACGCGAAAATGCGCGGAATTGCCGGAGAGCGGGATGTGGCGCTGGCTGCCATTGACAGGGATCTGGCCCGTGAGCGCTCTGAGCTGATCGGACAGATCGAGCGGCTGCGTGCGGAGATCAGCGCGGCTCAGGAGGAATTGGGCAGTCTGGAGCGCCGCCGTGAGGATCGTGCCGCCGTTGTTCACGCCCAATATGAGACCGCCGTTGCCAAGCTGGAAAAGGACATGGGCACGGCCAGCGAATATGCGGAGGCGGCCCCGGAAGATACTTCCGCCTTGCAGCAGGATCTGGATACGGCAGAGAGCATGCGGAAGCACCTCAATGAGTACCAGCGCATGAGGGCCATGCAGCATGAGGTGGACGCGCTTACGGAGCAGTCGCAGGAGCTGACCCGGAAGATCGAACTGGCGCGGGAACTGCCCGCCAAGATCCTTGAAACGGCAACGATCCCCGTTGAGGGGCTGACGGTAGAGAATGGTGTACCGCTGATCCACGGCCTGCCCATTTCCAACCTGTCCGACGGTGAACTGCTGGAGCTGTGCGTGGATATCACGGTCAGCAAGCCGGGACAGCTGCAAATCATCCTGATCGACGGCGCGGAGCGGCTGGACAAGGAGAGCCGGGACAAGCTCTATGCCAAGTGCAAGGCCAAGGGCTTGCAGCTGATCGCCACCCGTGTGACGGATTCCGATGTATTGGAGGTAACTGAATTATGATGACAAAAGATAATCTGCGTAAGCTGACCGGCGACGAACGTCTGGGGCAGATGCGTGATTCTGAATATCTCGGCGCTGAGGATATCGACGATGATGTGGAGCCGGTGCTGACCATTGACGCCCTGTGGAACGGTATGGTGACGCTCCAGCGCGGCAAGGAAAACAAGGATGTGCTTTCTTTCAAGGAAGAACGTGTTCCTGGCATTATGCAGGTAAGGCCGCTCATTATCAACTCCACCAACCGCAAAACGCTGCGTAAGCTGTTTGGCGACGCAAAGGCGGATACGCTGGTGGGCAAGCAGATCCAGCTTTACATTGACCACAAGGTGCGTGATCCGCAGGATGGCGGGTTTACGGACGGCATCCGTATCCGGCCCTTTAAGCCGAGGGTCAAGAAAGAGCAGACAGTGCCGCCCTGTGCGGATTGCGGCGGCGCTATTGAAGCGGCAATGGGCAAAGATCCCCGCTGGCTGGCGGCCTACACTGCCAAGCATTACGGCGTATCCCTGTGCGCCGCCTGCGCCCAGAAGCGCAAGGAAGCCGCCGCTGCAGAGCAGCCGGAGGCGGAGAGTGCGCCGGAGAATGCCGGTGAGACCGAGGAGGTGCTGTGATGGCGCTGCCTGTAGTGACTGCGGAGAACTATTTCTCCCCTGAGATGAACATGGCCTACATGGGTTCTACCCAGTTCAAGGCTTTTGACCGCTGCGAGGCGGCGGCGCTGGCGGAGCTGCGGGGCGAATACGCTCCCGCCGCTTCCACGGCGATGCTGGTGGGCGGCTATATCGACGCTTATTTTTCCGGTGAGCTGCCGGTGTTTCATGCCCAGCATCCGGAGATATTCAAGCGGGACGGCAGCCTGAAAGCGGAATACGTTCACGCGCAGGATGTGATCGCCCGGATGGAGGCGGATGAGCTGTATATGCTGCTTATGTCCGGAAAGAAGCAGGTGATTTTGACCGGCGAGATCGCGGGCGTCCCCTTCAAGGTAAAGATCGACAGCCTGCTGGACGCCGGCATCTGCCGCCGGATCGTGGAGCGGTTCCCGGATACGGCGGCGGCGCTGGGCATGTGTGACGGCGCTTTGGTGGATCAGAAGGCCATGCGGGACATGAAGGATGTGTGGTCGGAAGAGGAGTTTGCGAAAGTCCCCTTTGTTCAGGCTTACGGCTACGACATTCAGGGCGCTATCTATCAGGCCATCGAGGGCCACATGCTGCCGTTTATTCTGGCGGTGGGCACAAAGGAGGACGCACCGGACATTGGAGCATTGTATATCCCTGACGGAGAGCTGGCCGCCAAGTTGGCGGAGGTGGAGGATCGCGCTCCACGGTATCAGGCCATCAAGGAGGGCAGGATCGCCCCGCGCCGCTGCGAAAAGTGCGCCTACTGCCGCATGACCAAAAAGCTGCGGGGCATTGTGGACTACCGGGAGGTGGGCGAATGCTGAACAGGACGATGGTACAGGGGCGGCTGGTGGCTGACCCTGAGATGCGCACCACGCAGAACGGCGTGGCGGTGTGCTCCTTCCGTGTGGCGTGGAGCGAGACGTACAAGGAGCATGAAAAGAAGCTGTTCCTCTCCTGTACGGCATGGCGCGGTCTGGGCGAGATGATCGACAAATATTTCCACAAGGGCAAGGAGATCATTGTGGAGGGTGCGCTGGAGACCGAGGAATATACGGACAAGGAGGGCAACAAGCGGTCGGCGGTGAAGCTGACGGTGGACAAGGCCCACTTCTGCGGCCCGAAGGACGGTTCTTCTTCCGGCGGCTACAAGAGCGCCGGGGGCGGCGTGAACGTGTCCGCCAACGAGTGGGGCGAGGTCGAGGATGAAGAGGATCTGCCTTTCTGACGCTGGCAGGCAGATCAGGCAGCAGCTGACCATGCGGGAGGTTGCGGAGCTTTACGGGTTTACCCCGGATCGGAATGGATTTATCAAGTGTCCGTTCCATTCGGGGGACAACCACGGGAGCCTGAAGCTCTATCCGGAGGATCGGGGCTGGCACTGCTTTGGGTGCAATGCCGGTGGGTCGGTCATTGACTTTGTGATGAAGCTGTTCGACCTGACCTTTCAGCAGGCGGTTGTGCGGCTGGACAACGACTTTGGACTGCACCTGACCTATGAAGCGCCGGACAGGAAGAAAACGTCCGCGCTGCTGGAGAAGCGCCGCGCCGAGGCAGCGGAAAAAGCACGGCGCGGCGCGGCGTATCAGGCGCTGGCGGAGGAATACCGGCAGTGCTGGGACACGGTGAAATACTTCCCGCCGGTGCTGCGTGAGGATGGCACCATCTGGGTACACCCTATGTATCCGGACGCCCTGAAGGCGCTGCCGGGGCTGGAGGCGCGGCTGGATGAATTATGGGAGGCTGGAATTGGATAAAAAAGAGATCGTGCCAAGCTGGCACTATACGCTGGAGGATTTTCTGTATACCACGGCGCCCTATGAGGAGCTGGCGGAGTATGCAAAGAATCCGTTTGTCCACCAGCGGATGATAGAAGCCATGTCGCGGTATGCCGCGTCACTGGGTTTCCGGCAATTAAAGCTGATGTACCGGGAGTACAACAAGGCAGTAAAGGCCAGCAGCGCCGGAGGGACTGTCTATGTGGGCGACAATCCCACGCGGTTTGACGGGCAGCCGCTGGAGCTGAACGCCGGAGACTGGGAAGCCGACGACGGCGGGATACGGCGCACCTACGGCGGCGTGGAGTGCGTGGCGTGTCCCCACCCGGTGATGCCGGTGGAGCGGCTGGTGAATATCGACACCGGCGAGGAAAAGCTGCGGCTGGCCTTCCGGAAGGGCACTGTGTGGCGCAGGTGCATCGTAGAGAAGCGGACGCTGGCCAGCGCCAACAAGGTGACGGAGCTGGCGGGGATCGGCATTGCGGTGAACAGCGAAACGGCCAAATCCTTCGTGAAGTACATCAGCGAATTAGAAAACCTGAACTATGAGCTGATACCGGAGCGGAAAAGCATCGGGCGGTTCGGCTATATCGCGGGCGAGGGCTTTTCCCCCTATGTGGAGGGGCTGATCTTTGACGGCGACGCCAACTTTGCCGCCATGTTCCAGACGGTGCATGAGCGGGGCAGCTTTGCCAAGTGGAAGGAGATGGCGGCGGAGGTCAGGGGCATGTCGGTAACGGCCAAGATCGTGCTGGCGGCGTCCTTTGCCGCACCGCTGCTGCAGCCGCTGGGGTGCCTGCCCTTCTTCGTACACCTGTGGGGCGTGGATTCCGGCACCGGCAAGACGGTGGCCCTGATGGTAGCCGCCAGCGTGTGGGGCGACCCGTCCGTTGGCGGCTACGTCAAGACCTTTGACGGGACGGTGGTGGGCATGGAGAAAACCGCCGCGTTCCTGAACAACCTGCCGCTGTGTCTGGATGAGCTTCAGCTGGCAAAGGACGCCAAGGGGCGGACGAACTTCGACGTATACCGGCTGGCACAGGGCGTGGGCCGCACAAGGGGCAATCGCGCTGGCGGCGTGGACAAGACGCCCACATGGCACAACTGCATCCTGACCACGGGAGAAAGCCCCCTGACGGGGCAAGCATCCGGCGCCGGCGCGGTAAACCGTGTCATTGATATTGAGTGCAAGGCCGACCGGGTGGTGATCCGGGACGGTATGCGGGTGTCCGGTGCGGTGAAGCGGAACTTCGGCCACGCGGGAAAGGCATTCGTGGAGAAGCTGTACGCCGCCGGGGACGAAGTGCCGCAGAAGATCACAGAGCGGTATCAGGAGCTGTTCCGGGCGCTGTCGGCACAGGACACCACGGAAAAGCAGGCTATGGCGGCCGCAGCGGTGGTGCTGGGGGATGAGCTGGCCTGCCGCTGGATCTTTGACGGGACGGAGCAGCCCATCACCGTGGAGCAGATATCGGAGTTTCTGGCATCAAAGGCGGCGGTGTCCGCCGGTGAACGGGCCTATAAGTACCTGTGCGACTGGGTGACGCAGAACTCCAACAAGCTGATCGGCAAGTCGGAGACCATGGATGTGCTGGGTGCGCTGGAGGGCTATCGGGCCTATATCATCCGGTCGGTATTTGAACGGGTCTTGCAGGACGCGGGCTACTCCGTAGGTGCGACGGTATCATGGCTGAAGCAGAAGTGCCTGATCGAGACAAGAGCCAAGAATAACACCAAAGCCCGCCGGATCAACGGTGTGCCAACGGAGTGCTTTTGCCTGATTCTGCCCGACATTGAGACAGAAGTGGAAGAAATAGACGAATTACCGCTGTAAACGTGGGGCGGCGTGGGGATATGCCCCCACACCCGCAAAGCCTTTGATACCAACGGTTTGCTGGTCGTTTTTGAAAGGCGTGGGGATGTGGGGTATACATACACACCCTATAAGGGGCTGTGTGTATGTGCGGCGTGTATATAGGGTGGATATATACAATACACACGAAAGCAAGAAAAAAATTGCAAATTGTAGCCCCACACCCCCACGATAGCCGCAAAGCCTTTGATACCAACGGCTTGCGCGTGGGGATGGCTTCCCCACAGCACCCCACAGCCACACATATATAAATTAGGAGGCGTGACATGGAACTGCGCGATTATCAGCGCGAGTGCATCAAGACCATAGAAGCGCAGCCGCCGGGGTCATACCTGTGCCAGATGGCCACGGGGCTGGGCAAGACGGTGACATTTGCCAACATTCCACGGCATGGCCGCAACCTGATATTGTCCCATCGGGAGGAGCTGGTGCGGCAGCCCATGAAATACTACGATTGCAGCTACGGCGTGGAGCGGGCGGGAGAGCACAGCCACGGCGAGGAGGTGGTGAGCGCCAGCGTACAGACACTGGTGCGGCGGCTGGAACAATTTTCACCGGACGCCTTTGACACCATCATTGTGGACGAAGCCCACCACGCGGCGGCCAACACCTACCGGAAAATACTGGACTACTTCAAGCCACGGCTGACACTGGGCTTTACCGCCACTCCCAACCGGGGCGACAAGGTACGGCTGGACACGGTGTTTTCGGATATCATCTTTGCCCGCGACCTGCGGTTTGGCATCCAGAACGGCTATCTGTGCGACATCTACTGCATGCGGGTGGATATCGGCTACGACCTGAGCGCCGTACATACCCGCGCCGGAGACTACGCGCCGGGGGAACTGGACGAGGCTATGGAGGGTACGGCGGACGCCATTGCCGAGGCTTACGGGAAATACGCCAAGGGCGCCACGCTGATCTTCGCCGTCAGCGTGCATCATGCCAACGAGATCGCGGCGAAGATACCCGGCGCTGTGGTGGTGACTGGAGAGACAAAGGACAGGGCGGCCATTATCGAGCGGTTCACGGCGGGAGAAATTCCCTGCATCGTCAACTGCATGGTGTTCACCGAAGGGACGGACATTCCCCGCGTGGAGACGGTGATTATCGCGCGGCCTACCCAGTCCGACAGCCTGTACAGCCAGATGGTGGGGCGGGGCTTGCGGCTCTATCCCGGCAAGGAGCGGCTGACGCTGATCGACTGCGTGGGCATTACGGGGCGGGCGTCCATCTGCACGGCTCCGTCGCTGCTGGGCATTGACATGACCAACGTGCCGAAGGCCAAGCAGAACGAGCTGGAGGGGCTGCTGTTTGAGCTGCCCATGAAGGCGGTGGCGGCTTCGGACTGCCCGGAGAGCTGGATCCGGAACGTGGAGATCGTAGATCTGTGGGCCAAGGAACAGAAATACCAGACGCACGATGTGAACTGGTTCAAGCTGCCGGACGGGTCGATGGTGCTGTCACTGCTGGGGCATGAGCGGTTGGTGCTGTCGCCCCAGGATGAGCTGGGCATGACCCGTATCACGCTGGGGGATATGACGTCGGACAAGCGGCCCATGCAGAGTGCGCTGGACAGCTGCTATGTATGGCTTTGTAACCGCCGAAAGGAACAGGCTTACATTTGGGACACGCAGGAGGTGAAGCGCTGGGGGAAGAATCCCGCCACGGACAAGCAGCTGACCATGATCCGACGGCGCTGCAAGGGCTTTGACACGGAGGGCCTGACGAAAGGGCAGGCCAGCCAGATATTGAACAGGCTGATGAACGGAGGGAGAAGATAAAGATGGCATCAGAGAGACAGCATCAGCAGGCGGTTATGAAGTGGGCCATGCAGCCCTCTATACGGGATCGGTGGCCGGAGCTGGCACTGCTGCACCACATCAAGAATGAGACCACCGGCGGCGCGGCGGAGGTGGCCGCCGACAAGGCCATGGGCGTGAAGAAGGGCGTCCCCGACCTGTGTCTGCCGGTGACGCGTGGTGGCTTCCACGGCCTGTACATCGAGATGAAAACGCCCAGCGGCAAAGCGTCGGAGGCACAGCGCTGGTGGGTGACGAGGTTGACGGAACAGGGCTACCGCGCCGTAGTATGCCACGGGTATGACGCGGCGGTGGCGGAATTGTGTTGGTATCTGTCGCTTCCGAAGGAGGTACGGTGATGGCAGAGATATCCAGAGTGGAGCGGGCCGCCATGCAGGGGAAGCCGATGCCCACGGGGCTGACGTGGCGGGAGGTGACGGAGTACATCGCCCTGCGCGCCCTGTACTGGGGCTTCAAGAACCGTGTGTTCTCCCGCGACGACGCCAGCGCCATGAAGAAGCAGCTGATGGCGGCACTGGACGGGGCCGAGGGCGCGTATCAGTTCCAGCGGAAATGCTGGGACAATGCCGCACGGCGCTATAAAGAGACGGAACGGGCTATAAGCGCCTACCGTCTGGAACGGACACTGGAGCATGCGGACGCACTGGTGGCGGCGTTGGATGGGTTGGAGGTGAGACCGTGATAACAGCACAAGAGACATTTGACGGCGAGATCATCGTTGACAATTTCGCCGGTGGCGGAGGGGCGTCAACGGGTATCGAGATCGCCACGGGGCGATTGGTGGCGCTGGCCGTCAACCACGATCCGGCGGCTATCCTGATGCACAAGACCAACCACCCGTATACGGAGCATTTTCAGGCGTCCGTGTGGGACATTGACCCCGTGGCCGTGTGCCGGAGCCGTCCCGTGGGGCTGGCGTGGTTCTCGCCGGACTGCAAGCATTTTTCCAAAGCAAAGGGTGCGGCGCTGGTTGACCGGAAGATTCGCGGCCTTGCGTGGATCACCCTGCGCTGGGCGGCGAAGGTGCGGCCCCGCGTCATTATCCTTGAAAACGTGGAGGAGTTCCAGACGTGGGGGCCGGTGCGGAAGGGCAAGCCGGTCAAACGATTGGCAGGTACCACGTTCCGGAAGTTCATATTCCAACTCGAGGCGCTGGGCTACACCGTGGAATATCGGGAGTTGATCGCGGCGGACTACGGTGCGCCTACCTCTCGTAAGCGCTTCTATCTGGTCGCCCGCTGTGACGGGAAGCCTATTGTCTGGCCGAAGCCCACCCACAGCAAGACCGGCGCGGATGGACTGCCCAAGTGGCACAGCGCGGCGGAGATCATCGACTGGAGCCTGCCCTGCCCGTCGGTATTCGCCACAAAGGCGGAGATCATGGAGCGATACGGCCTGAAAGCCGTGCGTCCGCTGGCGAAGAACACCATGCGGCGTATCATCCGGGGCGTGGACAAGTTCACCATCCGCAGCGGCAAGCCGTTTATCGTGCAGCAGAAATTCCAGAACGCTGCGCAGGACATTGAAAAGCCTTTGACGACTGTTACGGCGGTTGGAGCGCATGAATTATGCAAGCCGCTGCTGGCTCCTGTGACGGTGACGAACACCAGCAACAGCGTGGGGGCAACGGTGGGAGAACCGGTGCATACCGTGACAACTGCTGGTAATCAGATGCTGGTGACGCCGAGCCTTGTAAGCATCGGCCAGACCGGTGGTGGGGACAGGATCAGAGATATACGGGAGCCTGTTCCTACAACGGTGTCGAAGCAGGAAGCCTGCCTGGTGGCCCCGGCCCTGATCCAGTACCACACGGAGCAGACGGAGCATGTCCGGGCGTCAGGACTGGGTGCGCCCATCAACACCGTGGATGCCTCCAACCGCTACGGCCTGACCTGCGCCAGTCTGGTGGAGTATTACACCGGCGGCAGGCCGTTGGATGTGAATGACCCCATGCACACGGTGACAAGCCATGACCGCGAGGCTGTGGTAGCGGCGCATATCGCCAAGTATTACGGCGGTGTGGTCGGTGAAAAGGCGGAAGATCCTTTGCCGACGGTGACGGCCATTGACCACAATGCGGTATGTGCGGCCCATGTGGTGAAGTTCAAGGGCGACGATGTGGGCACATCGCCTTCGGAGCCGTTGCAGACAGTGACGGCCAGCGCCGGAAAGAAACGGGCGTGCAGTGGCGGTACTTTCGCCGTGTGCAAGGCACATCTGGCAAAGATGCACAGCGGCGACGCCCTGGGCTACTGGCCGGAGATTCGTGCCTTGCTGAACGAGTTCTGCGGCTATACGCTGGCGGAGGATGATGTGCTGCTGCTGGAGATCGGCGGCGGTCTGTACTACATCGCGGACATTGGGCTGCGGATGCTGTCGCCCCGTGAGCTGTATAACGCCATGGGATTCCCGCCGGACTACATCATTGACCGTGATTATGAGGGCCACGAATACAAAAAGAGCGCTCAGGTAGCGCGGTGCGGCAATGCGGTGTGTCCGCCGGTGGCGTCCGCTCTGGTGCGGGCCAACCTGCCGGAGTGGTGCAACGTGACCATAACCACAATGGCGCAGCTGCTGGACTGCGTGGCGGTGTGAGGTGCTGACATGAACATTGGACTGATCGACGTGGACGGTCACAATTTCCCAAACCTCGCCCTCATGCGGCTGTCTGCCTACCACAAAGCCCGTGGTGACAGCGTAGAGTGGTGGGATGGGTTCAAACACTACGACCGCGTGTACATGAGCAAGGTGTTCACGTTCTCGCCGGATATGGATACCTGCATCAATGCCGACGAGATCATCACCGGCGGCACGGGGTACAAGGACTACGGGAGCCTGCCGGACGATGTGGAGCGGATGCGGCCCGACTACTCACTGTATCCGGCGTGGAAACCGGCCATCGGTTTTTTGACCCGTGGGTGTATCCGGAATTGTCCATGGTGCATTGTGCCGAAGAAAGAGGGGCTGATCCGACCGGCGGCAACGTGGGAGGAGATCAAGCGCCCGGACAGCAGGGACATTATCTTCATGGACAACAACGTTCTGGCTCACGATCACGGCCTTGAGCAGATCGACCGCATGGGGCGGGAGAATGTGCGGGTGGACTTTAACCAAGGATTGGACGCGCGGCTCATTACGCCAGAGACCGCAAAGCTATTGGCGGGACTGAAATGGATCAGGTTTGTGCGCATGAGCTGCGACACCTCCGCCATGCTGCCGGTGATCGAGCAGGCCACGGCTTATCTACGGGAGGCCGGTATACCTCAGTGGCGGATGTGGTGCTATGTGCTGGTGCAGGACGTGGAGGAATCCCACCGGCGGGTGCTGAAGCTGAAAGAGATGGGTGTGGAGCCGTTCGCCCAGCCCTACCGGGACTATGACGGAGGGGAGCCGACGGATGAGCAACGTCGATTGGCCCGCTGGGTCAATATGCGGGCGGCGTTCGCGTCGTGTAGTTTTGCAAATTTTACAGGTTGAAAGGAGTAACAGCATGAAGGTTTTTATCAGTCAGCCCATGAAGGGCAGAAGCGAGGCGGATATCCGGAATGTGCGGAATATGGCGGCCACGATGGCGGACATTTTCTGCGCGGAATTTGAGGAGGAGACCGAGATCCTTGACAGCTATATCAGCAATGTGCCGAAGGGCGGTACAATGCCGCTGCGCTTTCTGGCGCGGTCTCTGGATCTGCTGGCACAGGCGGATGTGGTGATCTTCGCCCCCGGCTGGGAAAGTGCGCGGGGCTGCCGCATTGAAGAACTCTGTGCCAAGGAGTACGGGATCAAGTACCTGCTCTATATGCGGCCTGATGGCATGGACGCCAGAATACTGCTCCATACCCACGACACCCACGGTGATCCTGTGGGTGAGCGCGGGGCCGAGGGTAAGAGTAGGCCGCCGATCGGGATATGCCCGGTATGCGGGGCACGTCAAGTCAGATGGGATCCCCATAAGGACAGATGCTTTTGCCGTGTGTGCGGCTGGAGGGAGTGACATGAGCAGGCCACGGTATGACTGGTGGAGCTATGTCAAGGCCATGATCCGGCGCTATCCGGACGCGGTGACGGAACGGGAGCGCTGTGCGGTGGAACAGGCTGTTGCTGTGACACGGGGCCTTTCCGCCGGTGCTGAGCGGATGGCGCTGGTGGATATGATCTTCTGGCGGCGCTCCCACACCCTGTCCGGTGCGGCGGATGCCTGCCACGTTTCGGAACGTACCGCGAGACGGTGGCACACGGCGTTTATCCGGCTGGTGGCGCAGAAATTTGGGCTGACCGAGTGAAAAGTTGGCCTTAAAAAGCCATTTGAGTATGCTATGCTGTAATTGGGTCTTGGGATGCCTTGGTAGATCCATATGAATACCTCTCCTTTTGGACAGCCGTGCCGGTTATAGGGTACGGGCGGTGCGGCTGTCCCGCATGGCGCTGTAGCTCAGTTGGCAAGAGCATGAATGAGGGCGCGGGTTCGAGTCCCGCCGGCGTCAACCTTTCTCCTGCGTGTCTGCTTGGGTAGCCTGTGAAGAGAATGAGGGTCGTACCGAAAGGGCGGCCCTCATTCTCTTTTTGGATTGGATAAACGATATGACGATGAAAGAACTGATCGCCAGCTATGAGGAATCGCTGGCGCTGCTGCGCGGGCGGATGAAGGAGCTGCGCGAGGCGGAAGCCAACGCAGAGACAGCGGCACAGCGGTGGGAATATCACCGCCGTTACCTTGATCTGGAACGGCTGCGGGCAACAACATCACATGTGACAAAGTACATGAAGCAGAAGTACGGAGAGGAGAAACATGCGACACCAGATCGCAGGAAGTCAGAGCGATTCTCTGGAAGAATATCTGCAAGACAGAAAGATTTTTCAAGACTGGCAGAGAGATTCCTCCAGTCTCTTTGATAACCGTCCGGTTATTACCACGGTAATAAAAATGCTGCCGGTGGTCATGGAACAGGAACTGTCCGAGATGCAGCAGTACGTTGTGAGCGAGGTATATCTGAAAGGCCGCACGGTGACGGAGGTAGCCCGCGAGATGGGGGTAAACAAGTCTACGATATCCCGGTGCGCGACGCGCGGCCTGAGCAATCTATATCGCATTATGAAATATGTCCTGCTGGCGTGTAATCGCTTGCAGGGCGTGCTGGAGGAGGATGAATGTGAATGAAAAGAATCTTATCCCCTTCGACCAGCGAACAGAGGAGGAACAGAGAAGAATCTGCTCCGCCGGCGGAAAGGCGTCCGGTGCGGCACGGCGGCGGAAACGCAGCTTGAAAGAGGCTGCCGACCTGTATCTGTCGCTGCCGGTGGAGGATAAGCGCCGATGGAATAAGCTGTCCCGCCGCTATCTGGACGCGGAGGACATTGATAACCAGATGGCCATGATCGTATCTCTTTGGGATGGAGCCATGGCCGGTGATGCAAGGTCGGCCAAGGTGCTGATCGACCTGCTGGGCAAGGACAGCGAGGAGGACAGCAATGCCGCCCAGCTGACCATGGATGCGGAACTGGAGGAGTTCAGCGAATGAGACAGCTTGTGATACAGCGGCCCAACGAGCGGCAGGCGGTGTTCCTGCGGGCCAGAGCAAAGCATATCGGCTTCGGCGGTGCCCGTGGCGGCGGCAAGAGCTGGGCCGTCCGCACCAAGGCCAAACTGCTGGCGGTGCGGTATCCCGGCATTAAAATGCTGATCGTCCGGCGCACCTACCCCGAACTGATGAATAACCACATCCGGCAGCTGCGTACTGAACTGCTGGGTGTGGCACGGTATAACGATAAGGACAAGATACTGGCCTTTGCCAACGGCAGCACCATCAACTTTGCCTACTGCGCCAAGGATGGCGACCTTGACCGGCTGCAAGGCACGGAGTATGACGTGATCTTTCTGGACGAGGCGACGCAGCTCTCCGAGTACCAGATGAAAACCATCACCGCCTGCCTGCGCGGCGTCAACGATTTCCCAAAGCGGGTGTACTACACCTGCAACCCCGGCGGGCAAGGCCACCAGTACATCAAGCGGCTGTTCATCGACCGGCGGTTTGAGAGCGGGGAGCGGCAGGAGGACTATGTGTTCATCCAGAGCCGTGTCACCGACAACAAGGCACTGATGGCGGCACAGCCGGACTACATCCAGCAGCTGGAAGCTCTGCCGGAGAAGCTGCGCAAGGCGTGGCTGGAAGGCGACTGGAACGTATTCGAGGGCCAGTTCTTTGAGGAGTTCGCCGACGATCCCGACCACTACGCCGACCGGCGCTTTACCCATGTGATAGATCCCTTCGAGGTGCCACCGGAGTGGACGATCTACCGGAGCTTCGACTGGGGCTATGCACGGCCCTTCTCCTGCGGGTGGTGGGCCGTGGACTACGACGGGACGCTGTACCGCATTCTGGAGCTGTACGGCTGTACCCGCGAGGCCAACACCGGCGTGAAGTGGACGCCGGACAAGGTGTTTGCGGAGATCCATCGGGTGGAGACGGAACACCGGTGGCTGAAGGGCAAGCAGATACAGGGTGTGGCCGACCCGGCCATCTGGGACGCCGAGAGCGGCGAGAGCATTGCCGAGACGGCGGCGCGGCACAGGGTGTACTTCGCCAAGGCTGACAACAAGCGCCTGCCGGGGTGGATGCAGGTGCATTACCGGCTGGCCTTTGATGAGGCGGGCAAAGCCATGATGTATGTATTCAAGGGCTGCAAGGCGTTCATCCGGACGCTGCCGCTGCTTCAGTACGATGAGCACGCGGTGGAGGACGTGGATACCGACGGCGAGGATCACATTGCCGATGAGACCCGGTACATGTGCATGGCGCGGCCCATCAAGCCACGGCTGGCACCCAAGCGCGACCCCTATCTGGACAATCCCATGTATACGGCGCTGGACATTCCCAAGGAGGATGTGCTGAGCGCGCCGGAGTTCATACCGATGCAGGTCAAGGAGATCGAATGATGGAAGAAAAAGAAGTCATGACAACGGAAAATACGCCGGTGCGGATCGGCATCGGTGCGGAGCAGCTGCGGGAGGCGGTACAGACCCTGCGGAAGTACAAGCAGGGCAAGGCCAATCTGGAGCAGCGGGTGATCGACAACGAGGAGTGGTACCGGCTGCGGCACTGGGAGTGTCTGCGGCAGGGCAGCAAAAAGCAGCAGGTGGAGCCTGTGAGCGCATGGCTGCTGAACTCTATCGCCAACAAGCACGCCGACGCCATGGACAACTTCCCCGCCCCCAACATCCTGCCCCGTGAGCCGGGGGATGTGAAGGAGGCGCGGCAGCTGTCGGCCATCGTGCCGGTGGTGCTGGAGCAGGCGGGCTTTGAGGCTACCTACTCCGAAGGCTGGTGGGACAAGATCATCGGCGGCACGGCCATCTATGGTGTGTTCTGGGACGGCAGCAAGCTGGGTGGGCTGGGCGACATTGCCGTGGAGCCGGTGGACATTCTGAATCTCTTCTGGGAGCCGGGTGTCACCAAGATCCAGAACAGCGCCAACGTGTTCCATGTGAAGCTGGAGGACAACGCCGCTTTGGAGCAGGCGTACCCTGAGCTGTCGGGCAAGCTGGGCGGCAATGGGCTGGATATCAGCAAGTATGTGTACGACGACACTGTGGACACCACGGAGAAAAGCGTGGTGGTGGACTGGTATTACAAGAAGAAGCAGGACAAAAAGACGGTGCTGCACTACTGCAAATTCGTGGGGGATACGGTGCTGTACGCCACGGAGAACGAGAACGGCGAGGGCTGGTATGACCACGGGAAATATCCCTTCGTGTTCGACCCCATGTTCCGCGTGAAGGGAACGCCCTGCGGCTTTGGCTATATCGACATTGGCAAGGGTGCCCAGGAGTACATCGACCGAGGGGATCAGGCGGTGATGCAGAACATGCTGTCCAATGCCAAGCCCCGGTACTTCGTCCGCTCCGACGGCTCTGTGAATGAGCAGGAATATGCCGACATGACGAAGGATTTCGTGCATACCGACGGCAATCTGGGGCAGGACAGCATCCTGCCGGTGGTGGGCAAGGTGCTCAACAGCATCTATCTGAACGTGCTGGACAGAAAGGTGGACGAGCTGAAGGAGACCACCGGCAACCGGGACGTGTCCACCGGCGGCTCTACCTCCGGCGTGACGGCGGCCAGCGCCATTGCGGCCATGCAGGAGGCGGGCAGCAAGCTGAGCCGGGACGGCAACAAGGCGGCCTACCGCGCCTTCCGTGAGGTAGTGGAGCTGGTGGTGGAGCTGATCCGCCAGTTCTATGACCTGCCCCGTCAGTTCCGTATTCTGGGCGAGAACGGCCGGGAGAATTTCGTCAGCTACACCAACGCCGGAATCAAGCCTGTGTATCAGGGCATGGAGATGGGCGTGGACATGGGCTACCGGCTGCCGGTGTTCGACATTGAGATCACGGCGGAAAAGGCCAGCCCCTACAGCAAGCTGAGCCAGAACGAGCTGGCGCTGCAATTCTTCGGGGCGGGGTTCTTCAATCCCCAGATGACCGACCAGGCGCTGGCGTGTCTGGAGATGATGGACTTTGACGGCAAGGAGCAGATCATGCAGCGCATCAGCACCAACGGGACGCTGTATCAGCGTCTGATGATGGCACAGCAGCAGGCGGTGGCTATGGCCCAGCTGGTGGATATGAAGCTGGGCACCAACTACGCCATGCAGTTGCTGGGCGGTGCGCAGGGTACGCAGCCCATGCCGGGAAGCGTTCCCGATACCGGCAACAGCGGCGGCGAGAGCAGCGTGACCGCCAACGCCAGAAGGGAAGCGGCAGACCGTGCCGCGCCGGTGTAAGCCATGGTGCGGGTAGAATTTTCCCGGTGTGGCGGCACCTATGTGCTGCATATGACCGGCCATGCGGGACAGGCCGACGCGGGACATGACGTTGTGTGCGCGGCGGCCACCATCCTGTGCTATACAGTGGCCCAGACGGCCATTGACCTCTATGATCAGGGCAAACTCCGCAAAAAGCCACGGACAGACGTGAGCAAGGGCGACGCCACGGTGACGCTGTGTCCCCGGCAGGACGCGGCGGCGGAAGTGCTGGCGGCGCTGCGGACGGTGGAGACGGGATTTGCGCTGCTCAGTCACCACTATCCGGGGTATGTAACATTCAGGCGTATGCCTTAATGATATAGGTTTCGCCCACCTGACGGGCAGATTACGGTTTCGCCCACCTACGGGCAGGAGGATACCATGAAAAATTTGTACCGTTGGCGCGGTCTCCAGCTGTTCGCAGAGGGGGAGACGGCACAGCAGCGGGCACCACGGGCGCGGCGGCTGGCACGATTGGCCAGCAGGCTGAACAGAACGCACCCGACGCCGGGGCGCAGCAGCAGGCAGAGCCTGCAAGAGATCTTGGCAAGGAATTTGACGCGCTCATCAAGGGCGAGTTCAAGGACGTATATGCCAAGCGGGTACAGGATACGGTGACGCGGCGCCTGAAAGGCCCCAGTGCTGACGCGGAGAAGTTCCGCGCCATGCAGCCGGTGATGCAGATGCTGTCCCAGCGCTATGGCGTGGATGCTGCCGATATCAAGGCGCTGTCTGCTGCCATCGAGGAGGACAACGCCTTCTATCAGGAGGAGGCGGAGCGTCTGGGCATCAGCGTGGATCAGGTGAAAGCCATCCGCAAGACGGAGCGGGAGAACCAGCAGCTGAAGGAGCAGCTGGCCGAACGGGAGAGCCGCCAGCGGATGGAGCAGAACATCGCCAAATGGTCGCAGGAGGCGCAGGCCATCGCGCAGAAGTATCCGGGACTGGATCTGGAGAAGGAGCTGGGGAACCCGCAGTTCTTCAATGCGTTGATGAACGGGGCCAGCGTGGAGGGCGCTTATTGGGGGCTGTACCACGACCAGCTGATCCCGCAGGCCATGCAGTACACCGCTCAGGAGACGGAGCGGAAGCTGGCGGCCAAGATCCAGGCACAGGGCCAGCGCCCCACGGAAAACGGTGCGGGCGCCGGTGTGACCATGAAGAGCGACGTGTCGAAGCTCTCCGACAAGGATATGGATGATCTCATCCAACGTGCAAGGAGGGGCGAGAAGATCTGCTTCTGACCTCTCCGGAAGGGAGATTTATGAAAACCGTTAAAAACTTTTTTATGATGGCGCTGGACATGCAGCTGTTTGCTGATGTGACCAACACCACCGGCTCCAACTCCTCCGGCAACAACCTGTCGGCGGAAATGAAAACCTTCTATGACAAGGTGCTGCTGCGTGAGGCAGGCCCCAATCTGGTGCATAGCCAGTTCGGCCAGAAGCGCGACATCCCCAAGGGCAGCGGTAAGACCATTGAGTTCCGCAAGTTCAACCAGCTGCCCAAGGCGCTGACCGCCCTGACGGAAGGTGTGACCCCCAACGGCGGCGCGCTGGACGTGACCAGCCTGACCGCCACCGTGGCGCAGTACGGCTACTTCGTGCGTGTGTCCGACGTGCTGGATCTGACCGCCATTGACAATGTGATCGTGGAGGCCACCCAGCTGCTGGGCGCACAGGCGGGCGTGACCATGGATACCGTGGTGCGCAATCAGCTGTCTGCCGGCAACAACGTGCTGTTCTGCCCCACCGTGGCCAGCGGCACCGAGACCGCCGTGACCCTGCGCAAGAACATGAACACCACCAGCCAGCTGACCGTGAAGATGATCCAGAAGGCCGTTGCCACCCTGAAGAAGAACAACGTGCCGACCTTCAACGGCGACTATGTGGCCATCATCCACCCCTATGTGGCCTACGACCTGCAGCGTGACCCTGAGTGGATCGACGCCCACAAGTATGCCCAGCCGGAGAACCTGTTTACCGGCGAGATCGGCAAGGTGGCCGGTGTGCGCTTCGTGGAATCCACCGAGGCCAAGGTATGGAAGGACAGCGACTGTCCCCAGAAGTCCGCGGGCAGCGGCAGTGATCCCGCCACCTACTACGGCGTGTTCTCCACGCTGGTGCTGGGCAAGAATGCCTACGGTGTGACCGAGGTGACGGGCGGCGGCCTCCAGACCATCGTCAAGCCTCTCGGTGCCGGTGAAGATCCCCTGAACCAGCGCTCCACCGTGGGCTGGAAGGGTATCCGCACCGCCAAGATCCTGCTGGAGCAGAATATGGTGCGTATCGAATCCGTTTCCGCTGAGTGGAGCGGCACCGTGGACGCCAACTGACATACTGCGCGGCGGGGGGATACGCTCCCCCGCCGCAGAAGAAAGGAAAACGACATGGATAATGAAAACCTGAACATCGCCCAGACTGTACAGACCGCACAGGACATCCCTCAGACCGCGCCGGAGCCTCCCAAGAAGGCGGAGAAGCCCAAGAAGGAGAAGATGGTGAAGGTGCTGCTGCCGCTGCTGGAAAACGGCGACACGGAGCAGTATGTGGCCGTGAACGGCCGCAGCTTCCTGATCCGCAGGGGTGAGGAAGTGGAAGTGCCGGAGTGCGTGGCGGAGGTGCTGCGCCTGAGCGAGAAGCAGAAGCGGGCGGCATACCTCTACCAGCAGGAGGCCATTCGCCAGAGTATGCAGGGCGGCAACATGTAAGCAACGATGAGGGGGCCTGTGCGCCCCCTTTCTTTCTATGGGAGGAGGGCGTGCCTATGAAAGCACAAGATGTGTTCAACGCAATCGACCAGCTGAAGCCAAACGACTTTAACCGCAGCGAAAAGCGGGGGTGGCTCAAACAGCTGGAGCAGATGATTTTGAGAGAGATCATCATTCCTCACGGTGGTACGGTGGAGGATGTGGAGCTGAAGGACTTCGACGACGAAACTGATCTGCTGGCACCGCCGCCTTATGACAATATCTATGCGCTGTGGCTGGAGGCGCAGATCGACCGGCAATACAGTGAGATTGCCAAGTACAACAACTCCATCACGGCGTTCAATGCGGCGTATCAGGCTTTTTCCAATTGGTACAACCGCACCCATATGCCGCTGGGTGAAGCGGTGAAATACTGGTGAAGGAGGGATAGATGTGCGCTGTCCTACCCTGACGGAAATCAGCCAGAGCCGGGAAATGGTCTCGGTCTTTGGCGGGTATAACCACAACATGCGTATTGGAGAAAATGAGTTCTTCTATATGCAGAATATGTCCTCGGACGATTATCCCATGCTGTCTACCCGGCGCAGACGCGGCGCGGTGATGCAGATGACCACGCCGCAGGGGCTGCTGGCAAAGGATGCCATGGCCTATGTTGACAGTGGAAAACTGTATTACAACGGCGCGGAGGTCACGGGGCTGACGCTGACGGAGGGCGAAAAGCAGCTGGTGAGCATGGGCGCATATCTGCTGATCTGGCCGGATAAGAAGTACCTGAACACTAAAAATCTGACGGACTACGGCAGCATGGAGGCTACCTATGAAAGCAGCGGCACCGTGACCTATTCATTGTGCACGGCGGACGGCGGTGCGTTGGGAAAGGTCAGTTCCTCCAAGCCGGAGGAGCCGGAAGCCGGGGAATACTGGATCGACACCACCCAGACGCCCCACAGCCTGATGGTGTGGAGCGCTTCCACGGAAATGTGGACAGGCGTCGGCACGGTATATACCAAAATTCAGGCGGAGGGCATCGGGGCCAATTTCGCCGAGTATGACGGCGTGAAGATCAGCGGCGCGGCCTATGGCGGCGACAGCGCCGTGGTGAAGGAGCAGTTTGACAGCCTGAACGGAACGAAGGTCATTTATGCCAGAGACGATGATTATATCGTGGTGGTGGGGCTGATCGACCTGACCTATGAGCAGACCGACGGCACTGTGACGGTGGGGCGTGTGGTGCCGGACATGGACTATGTGTGTGAAGCCCAGAACCGTATCTGGGGCTGCAAGTACGGCATGGTGGACGGCAAGGCCGTGAACGAACTGTACTGCTGCGCACTGGGCGATTTCAAGAACTGGAACCGCTTTCTGGGCATCTCCACCGACGCATGGGCGGCTTCCGTCGGCTCCGACGGCGCATGGACGGGGGCGGCCAACTATCTGGGCTATCCCACATTCTTCAAAGAACATGTAATCCACCGCATTGCCATCAGTTCCAGCGGCGCCCATCAGGTGATGGAAACGGTGGGGCGCGGCGTGCAGAGCGGCAGCTACAAGAGCCTGAGCGTGTGCAATGAGGTGCTGTACTACAAATCCCGGTCGGGCGTGTGTGCCTATGACGGCTCTTTCCCCGCTTCTATCGGGGCATGCTTTGGCGGCAAGCTGTACGGCAGCGCCGTGGGCGGAAGTTTCGGCGGAAAATACTACCTGAGTATGAAGGACGCGGGCAACACATGGCACCTGTTTGTCTATGATGTGGAGAAGAATCTGTGGCACCGGGAGGACAACACCCATGTGATGCAGTTTGCCGCCATGGACGACGACCTGTACTTCATCGACGCGGACAGCAAAAAGATGATGTGCGTGATGGGAACGCAGGGCGAGCTGGAGGACGATCTGGAGTGGTGCGTGGAAACGGGAAGCATTGGCTTCAACTACCCCGATAAAAAGTATCTGAGCCGCTGGAATATCCGCATGAATCTGGAGGCAGACAGCAATTTGAGGATGGACGTACAGTATGATACGGCTCCGGACAGCAGTGGGCTGGCACATTGGAAGATGCAAAACGGCGGCAGCAGAGTGGCAGATATGAAGTTTGCCAACACCGCCACGCTGACAGTCCCCGTCCGGCCGCGCCGCTGCGACCATATGAGGGTGCGCCTGTCCGGCAAGGGTCGGGTGCATATCTTCTCCATTGCCAAAATTCTGGAACTGGGGAGTGATCTATAATGGCAAACTATCCGCTTCCGCCCACGCTGCAAGGAAATCAGGTGCAGCAGCTGGCGGATGTGCGGCGGTATCTGTTCCGCCTTGTGGAGCAGCTGAACACCAGCGCTGAACAGCTGGGCAGCGCACAGACAGGCGGGAACGGGAGCGCTGCCGCCATGTCTGCCGCCGGCGGCACGGCAGGCGGCAAGACTGAGCTGAATGCCGCGCAGGAAGAACTGAAAACGCTGATTATCAAGACTGCCAACACGGTACGCCATGAAATGGACGCACTGACGGCACGGCTGGAGAGCGAGTATGTGGCGCAGTCGGAGTTCGGCACCTTCCGCGAGACGGTAGCCAACGACATTACAGCTTCCGCCATGGGGCTGGAACAGAGCTTCAAGACATACAGCGAGATCATGGACAACTATATCACCACCACCAACGGCTATATCCGTCAGGGCGTGGTGGGATATGAGGGGCTGGCTCCTGTGATCGGTATTGCCATCGGGCAGGATATCCGCGTGACCGGGGCAAAGGAAACGGTAGGCGGCAAGGAATATGAGGTCATTGATACCACGCAGAACATGAGCGTGTGGACGGCTAAGAAGCTGTCCTTCTACGTCAACGGCTCGGAGGTCGCGTATTTTGCCAACGACGCGCTGTATGTGACCGGCATTCACACGGGGACGGTGACGTTCCCCAACTGGGTGGTGGACGACGGCAACGGTCTTTCCTTCCGCTGGGCAGGAGGAAGCACATGAGCACGACGTATACATGGGGCAGCGCACCGGTGCTGTCCTTCACGGTATCGGACAATATCACCCGCGACAGCGGCACGGCCTATTCCGGCTATCTGACGGTGACATTGGGCGGATGCAGCGGCGGCAGCTATTTCGGCTATTCCATCAGCTGCACGGTAAATGGGCAGACGGTACAGCTGAAAGGCAATACACCCAGCACATGGTCGTCAGGGACATACAGCTACCGCTTCTATGTGTCGGGCAATTCCACGGCCAGCAGCATCACCATTTCTGTTCGCATGAGTTCCAACAGCGGCCGCAGCGACGGTGTAGCCAGCTATACCACCAGCATCGGCGCCTATTCCGGAGGCGGCAGCAGTGGAGGCGGCAGCACAGAGCCGTCGGCGGGAGCGTCTGTGCCGACGCTGAGCAAGAGCAGCGCCAAGCTGGGCGAGACTGTGACCATTTACACCAACCGCCAGAACTCCCGCTATACCCACACCGTGACCTATTCGGTGGGCGGCAGCAGCGGCACCATTGCTACCAGCGTGGGAGCAAACTGCACATGGACGCTGCCCACAAGCCTGATCGACAAGGTAAATACCGGCGGCACCAGCTGCACCATTACAGTGACCACCTACTACTACGGCTCCAGCAAGGGCAGCAGCACCGTGCGTCTGACGGTGTATCCGCCGGACGGCGCTGCGCCGACGGTGGCAAGCGGCTGGGCCAGCGTGAGCCGTGACAACAGCCTGATCCCCGATGTGGGGGCATGGGTGAAGGGCTATTCCAAAGCAAAGATCACCTTCGATTCCAGCAAGGTCACAGGCAACTATAATGCGACCATCAGCAAATTCTCCATCCTCTATGACGGAGAGCGGACGGATGCGGTGAATGGTGTGGCAACGACGAAGGTCTTGACGGATGTGAGCGCCACCGTGTTCTGCACGGTGACGGACAGCCGGGGGAACTCTACCACGGAGGCGGTGGTGGTGCCTGTTTTGGACTATGCGCCGCCCACTATTACCAATACGACGGTGTACCGCTGCGACGATGCGCTGCTGGCGGCAGATGATGGCGTGCATATCGCGGCAAAGGCCACGGCGGGCTGCACCGGGCTGAACGGGGAGAACACCGTGACGCTGACGGCGGCCTATAAGGCGCTGGACGCGGCAGACTACGGCGCGGAGGTGGCGCTGCAAAGCGGCGTGACGGGCATGGTGACGGGGAGCGCCGACATCTCCACCATGCAGAGCTACACGGTGCGCCTGACGGCCACGGACAAGGTGGGCAACAGCGTCACGTATACCAGGGCGGTGCCCACCAAGTCGGTGACATTCCACCTGAAAAGTGGCGGCAAGGGCGCAGCTTTCGGAAAGTATGCGGAGAACGACGACTATCTGGACTGCCAGTGGATGGCGAAATTCGCCAAGTCCGTGGAGATCGCGGAGGGGCTGACCGTAGGCGGGCAGACGCTGGCGGACATCATCAAGAGCGTGGTGACGCCGCTGCTGCCCAGTGTGCTGACCATTGATGCCATCTATCCGGTGGGCAGTATCTACATGTCCGTGACGGAGAACGCGGACCCGGAGGCGCTGTTTCCGGGGACGTACTGGGAGCGGATCGCGGGAAAATTCCTGCTGGCCAGCAGCGAAGGTCTGTACGCAGTGGGAGCCACGGGTGGCGAAGCTTCCGTGATACTGACCGCCAGCCAGATGCCCAGCCACACCCACGGCGGCAGCATCGAGTCCGGCGGTGAACATAGCCACAGCTTTTCCGGCAACCAGAGCGGCGGCAGCAGCCAGACGGCAGAGGGCAAGGGCGCGTCCGACAGCCACTACACCTTCTACACCAGCACAGACGGCAGCCACAGCCACAGCCTGAGCATCAGCGAGGCGGGCGGCGGAGGGAGCCACAACAACATGCCGCCGTATCTGGTGGTACACATGTGGAAACGTATCGCAGGGCCGGAGACAACATAAGGAGGAAACGACAGTATGGCATTTTCTTATAAAGATTATCAGGAGAGCGACCGGGTCAAGAAGCTGGCGGAGCGGCTTGCGCAGCTGGAGAGCCAGAAGCCGGGAGACTGGACAGGCGGACAGTATGGCCAGCAGATGCAGGATGCATTGGACGCTATCAGAAAGCGGAAGAAGTTCAGCTATGATCTGAACGGCGACGCGCTTTACCAGCAGTACAAGGACAAGTATGTGCAGCAGGGCAAGCAGGCCATGCAGGACACCATGGGGCAGGCGGCGGCACTGACGGGCGGCTACGGCAGCACCTACGGCCAGGCGGTGGGCCAGCAGCAGTACGATGCCTATTTGCAGAATCTGAACGATGTGGTGCCGGAGCTTTATCAGCTGGCACTGAGCCGGTATCAGATGGAGGGCGACGACCTCAAGACCCAGTACAGCCTGCTGGCGGATCAGTACCAGCAGGAATACGGCCAGTATCGGGATAAAGTCGGCGACTGGCAGACGGAGCGGAATTTCCTGTCGGGCCGGTATGATTCGGAACGGAATCTGGATTATGGTATGTGGGACGACGCCAGAGACTTCGCCTACACCGACTACCGCAACGGCATTGCGGACGAGCAGTGGCGCAGACAGTATGAGGAATCCGTCCGGCAGTTCAACGAGCAGATGGCACTTTCCCGTGAGCAATTTGCATGGCAGCAGGCACAGGCGCAGGCGGCTGCGGCGGCAAAGAGCAGCGGCGGAGGAAGTTCCAGCGGCGGCAAGAGCAGCGGGAAGCAGCAGGACGCGGAGAAATATACTTCGTCTACGGCGCTGCGGCTGGCTTCGGCGTCCAGCGCCTCGACGCAGGGACAGCTTATGGCGCTGGAGTCTATGTATGAAAATGGCAATATCACCAAAAAACAGTACAGTGATTTGGTATATGCGCTGAAAAACCCCGGTAAGTAAGGAGGACGGCCCATGGGTTGGCAGGATATTTACAAGAAGAAAATGCAGGCAGCGGGCCTTGAGAACGACATCCGCAGCACGGACGATGTGCAGGTTTTTTATAGAAAAGAACCGGAGCAGTACGGTGACTGGCGGGACAGCTTCATGAAGAAAATGGAGGATTCCGGCTTGTCCGGTGATATCCGGCTGGGGCAGACGCAGACTGCCGCCAGACAGACCGTGACAGCACCGGCGACCACGACCACGGCAGCGAAAAAGCGGGAGAGACAGGTAGTCTCTCCCTACGGGACGTTTCTGGGCGGGTTCTCTTTTGCCAGAGGACGGCAGAAATCCGAAAAGGAACTGGCGGACGAACAGGCCCAGCAGGAAGCGTATATCAAGGAGTACCGGCGGCTGGCGGGGCTTGATCTGGACGATTACCGCGCAGAGGTGGAACAGGCCGGAAAAAAGGCACAGGAGAGCAAAGAACCGTATAATATCCACGCCTTTGGCGCGTATAACCCGCAAAAGACGGAAGCAGAGCGGAACTATGCCGCCAAGAAAGCCGACCTGAACAAAGCCGAGAGTATCCAGTATGATATCAAGGGCCGCGAGGCGCTGGACAAGCTGACGGAGGAGCAGACTGCCGCGCTGGAGGTGCTGGCAAGCACAGAGGGTGTTCCGGCCGCCGCGGCGCAGGCTGACTATGACCGAAAGGTTGCTGCGCGGGAGACACTGTTGGCGTCCGGTCTCTCGGAGGACGAGCTTTCCCAGCTGGTGAACTATCAGCGCAATATTCCCAAGCGGGAGAAGAATGCGGAGCGGTACGCCAAGGTACAGGAGATGGCGCGGAATGAGGGCGAGAAGTCGCCTATTGGCGGCACGTTGCTGTCCGTCCCTGCCAACCTTCTGAGCGGCATTGGCACGGTATACACGGCGGTGGAAAAGCTTCGGAATCCCGATACCCCGGCGGACTACCATTCCCCGGCCATGCTGCCCTATGCCTACGCCAGCGGTGTGCGGGGTGAGGTGACGAAAAACCTTCAGTATGACCACGGCGATGTGGCCGCGTTTGCGTATGGTGTGGGTACGTCCATGCTGGACAGCGCGGCCACGGTGGCACTGGCGGCGCTGGGCGTTCCGCTTGCTGCCGCTTCGGCCACGCTGGGCGGCGCGG